ATCGGTGTACGGCGTACCAACCTTGTCCCACTCGGCATTCACCTCAGCGGCGCTAGCCTGTGGAGTCATTGCTGGTGCCAGAAGCAGGCCCAGAGTCAGTGCCACGGCAATGCCGAGGTAAATTAGCCTTCTGGGCCAGGCATCTATTATTTTATCCATTAAAAAATCCTCCTCTTTACTTTGCCCAAAAATTTCACGAATTTCCGGGCAACCATTATCTCAACCTCGGCCGAAAGTCGACCCCTTCAGCCGTGGTTTGGTTATCGTGTATTTCCAGTAAACCTTGATGTACCTCATACACAATTCCCACTTTTCCCTCCGTGAATCCTTCGCAAGATTCCTTTGGGACTGCTCCATAGGCATCACCTCCTTTAATCTACTCCAATTATCCAATTATCCAATTATTATCACCCTCCACCTTTCCCTCCCTTGAAGGGAGCGATCAGGTGAGGGTTAGGGCAAACTGTAGATATAACTTGAACTCTTGTCAAGTCCCCATATTTGCAATAGTGACAAGTGAGAGCATCTGGGACTTATTGCCCGAGGACTTCCCCTACGAAGACCAGGGCTGTGAGCTATTCCCCTCCTGCCTCGACTGTCCTTTTCCCCATTGCATCAAGGAAGAGCCCTGGGGAAAGGAGAAATTCTTAAAGACCGACAGGGCAAGGAGAATGATGTCGCTGAAGAAGGAAGGGAAAGACAACGAGGAGATCGCCCGAATCTTCCGAGTTAGCGTGAGGACGGTGCAGCGGTGGCTGAGGGCAGTCAAGAAATGAGATTGCCACGCCTTGGCCCCTTCGCTGCGCTCAGGGTTTCAGCTCACCGCAATGACAGAAAAAAAGGCCACAATGACACCCCCTGCCGTCATTGCGAGGCATCTCCCCTCTGTCATTGCGAGGCATCTCCCCTCTGTCATTGCGAGGCATCTCCCCTCTGTCATTGCGAGGAGCGAAGCGACGAAGCAATCTCTAAGCTAAATCCTGAACAAACCCCAATATCTAAATTCAAAACACTTTTAGTCATTGGGACTTTAGTCATTCCATATCGTTTAGTATTTCGGACGTCGTTGCGAGGCATGTCAGTGCCGCAGCAATCTCCGCCGAGGCAGGTGGGGGGTTTGAGAGATGAATGATACTTCACTACGTTCAAGCACAAGCTTCAACCCTTCACAGCTAGCCCGCATCGATACCAACAGGCTGGCATCCTATACCAGTAATCTCAATTTCTACAACGGCAGCCAGTGGGAGAAGCAGGGGAGAAACCGTCAGCTGGTATTTAACTATGCCAAGGTGGCCATCGATAAGGTCACCAGCTATCTAATGCAGGGGCTGACCTTCGCCTGCTATCCTGCCGAGAATACCGACGAGCTCAAGGAGAAGGTGGTCCACGCAGAGCACCTCCTCCAGGACGTTTATGAAAGCAACAACCTCCAGCAGCTCGACTGGGAGACCGAGATAGATACCGCTATCCTGGGCGACGGATGCTATAAGGTCATCTGGGACCCGGACGAGAAGCGCATCAAAGTCACCGCTCCAGATATCGCCGGCATTTACGCCTGGTGGCTTGGTGATGATATGTCCAGACTGTGGAGAGTGGCCTCGAGATATACCTTGGCCCAGGACGAAGTAAATATGCTCTATGGAGTAGCCATCGCTAAGAAGGCAGCCACCATTACCGAGCTGTGGACAAGCAAGGACTTCGAGCTCTTCCTGGATAACGCCCGCATCGAGTCAAAACCAAACCCCTACGGCTTCATCCCGTTCATTATCTTCCCCAACTTGAGGGAGCCTAAGCAGTTCTGGGGGACCTCCGATATCCCGTCAATTAAGCAGCCGCAGCGGGAGCTGAATCGAGCGGTCAGCCAGTTATCCCGGATACTGGAGCTGTCAGGCAATCCCATCGCGGTCCTCGAGAACGTCGGCGAATCGGAGGATATCCAGGTCCAGCCGGGAGCGGTGTGGACCATACCCGAAGACGCCAAGGCCTACCTGCTAGACCTGCTCCAGGGTGGCGGCATCAGGCTGCATATCGACTACATCGACATGATCTACCGCTGCCTTCACGATATCTCCGAGACGCCCAGGGCAGCCTACGGTGGCACCGAGAGGGACCTGTCGGGTGCAGCCATGCAGATTGAGCTCGGGAGTTTAATTCAGAAGGTGACCAGGAAAAGGACCATCAGGACCAACGCCTATCACCTTAGAGCCGAGATGATGCTGAAGCTTGCCCAGAAATATATGAATGAGAATCCGGAAGGCATCACCCACCGTGTAGTGTGGGGTCCGGTACTTCCCCAGGATACTCAGCGCCAGGCTCAGAACGAGCAGCTCCTCGTGCAAGCGGGAGTCCATTCACGCAGGACGGCTATGGACGAGATGGGCATCATGGACCCCGATGAGGAGTTCACCAGGTGGCTTGAGGAGAGGGGGAGGATCCTGCAAATGAATGAGGACTTTAGGGCAAAGTCAACTCGCGGCGGAGCGAGAGAGAGAGCGGTTGCCGCTGAGATGGAAGTGCCTGAATAATAAGTCAATAACGAGGAGGAATTTATGGCAGAAGCCAACAACAAAGTCTCCACACCCGAGGAGCTCGAGACCGTGAAGGCTCAGCTCGAGCAAGCCGAAGTTGCGAGGGACGAAGCAAACAAGGCCAAGACCACCCTGGAAGAAGCCATGGCCGGGAAGGACGCCAGGCTCGCCGAGCTCGAAACGGCGCTAAGCGAAGCGAAGCAGGGAAGCGAAGCATCCACTGCTGAGCTCGCAGCGGTCAAGGAAGCCAGGGACCAGGCCGTTTCCAAGTACCTCGGCATGGCCAAAGCCGCTAATCCCCAGGTCCCCGGGGACATGATCACCGGTGAGACCATCGAGGAGATCGACGCAACAGTCGAGAAAGGCAAAGGCCTGGTTGCTGCGGTCAAGGAGACCCTGGAGTCGAAAACTGCGGCAGCCAAAGTACCTGCAGGAGCTCCAACCAGAGGAGCCATCTCCCTCGAGGGAATGTCCCCTAAGGACAAAATCGCCGCTGGAATTCAACAAAAAGGAGGAACTAGCTAATGAGTATATCTCTAGCAGAAGCAAGTAAACTGTCTACCGATGTCCTGCTGCAGGGCATCATCGAGACCATTATCAAGGACAGCCCGATTCTCCAGGAGCTGCCCTTCATTCAGATTGTCGGTACCAGTCTGAAGTATAACCGCGAGAAGACGCTGCCCGGAGTTGGGTGGTATGCGCCTGTTACCGGTACATGGACCACGTCCGAGCCCGAGTTCGAGCAGGTGACCGCTACCCTCCAGATCCTTGGCGGAGACGCCGACGTCGATAACTTCCTTAAGTCCACCAGGAGTAACGTCCAGGACCTTGAGACAGCCGTCATCGAGCAGAAGGCCAAGGCGATGCAGCATGAGTTCGAGAATATCTTCCTGAACGGGACGGGTGCCAGTGAGCAGCCGTCAGGGCTCTATGTCCTGCTTTCGGACACAGCCTGGGTAGCCGATACCGTCACAGAGGTGGGCGATATCGTTGTCCCCACCGAAGGCCTCGAGAACGGCTTCCGGTATGAGTGCACCGCGTCAGCCGGCGATAAAAAGACTCATGCCACTACCGAGCCTACCTGGCCAACCCAGGAGGGAGCCACCGTTGTTGACGACCAGGTGACATGGACGTGCAAGTACGGCCACTGGCAGGGAACCGGAGCCAACGGTGCCACGTTGAGCCTGGCCAACCTGGATAAGCTCATTGACCTGGTCAGAGGCGGTAAGCCAGACATGCTCTTGATGAGCAAGAGGAGCCGCAGGAAGCTCCAGGCCCTCGTCAGAGCCTCCGGAGCCGTCCTGGAGACCCGACCGGGGAGATTCATGGAGCAGATCCAGCTCTATAACGGCATCCCGATAGCCGTCAATGACTGGGTGAAGGACAACTACACCGTCGGCACTTCTACCGGCGTTTGCTCCGCCATCTTCGCCTTCCAGATGGGCGAGGGTGGCGTGTGTGGGTTATCGAGCCCCGAGATGCTCCAGGTGGAGCGGCTTGGCTCACTGGAGACCAAGGACGCCACCAGGACCAGGGTTAAGTGGTATGTGTCGCTTGCCCTCTTTTCCACCGTGAAAGCGGCCATGATGACGGGGGTGAAGGATTAAATGAACTTGCTGGCGCGGGCCCGCGGGCTTCAGGAGAGGATACGTCCCATTAGGCTAGTTTCAAGAGAGGAAGTGGGCAACGTTCGCAGCGTGGAAGCTGGAGATGACCCACGACCAGGATGCGAGAAGTCCTCTTGGTTCCCAGCACGGGGATCGCACCGGCCGGCAAGACCACATCTTAACCTCCTGCGCTGGGGGAGGGGGACCAGTACCTCCCCCTCCCTCTAGTTACTAAATGACACCTTTACACATGGTGTAATAAGGGAAGGTGAGATTATGGATCTAGCAACAATGAGAGCCAGAGTCCGGGAGGACCTGCAGGACGAAGACGAGGCTAACTATCGTTGGACCAACGACCAGGTGGAGATATCTCCAGCCTCGAAGGCCTCACCCGGGTGGAGTCCGTCGAGTTCCCCATCGGAGAGAACCCCAGCCACTACCAGAAGTTCCGAATCTGGCAGGATACCATCCAGATGAGCGACGAAGGCAACGGCAGCGATGCCCGGGTAAGGTGGTACAAGGAGCACACCCTTGATGCCGAGTCGTCCACCATCCCTGCCCAGTTCGAGGAGATCATCGTCCTGGGTGCTACCGGTTACCTGGCAGCATCGGCATCGGTCTATACCGTTGACAAAGCTACCATCGCTGGCAAGTGGGCTACCATCAACTTCTTGAAGTGGGGAGAGCAGAGGCTTGACCGCTACGAGAAGAAGCTGAAAGCCCTCAAAAGCCGTATCATCTCAAAGGAGTTCTACACCAATGACTAAAATGTCATTGCGAGCGGAGCGTGGCAATCTCGATGCTTGAGTTGGGAATCGTTAAGACCTTCGACAGCGAGACCCACACGGCGGGTGTGCAGCTCGTCGGTTCGCTGACAACCTACCTGGATGACATCGCCGTGGCCACCAACATCGCACCAGAGGCAATGATCACCGGTAACTATGTCCTGGTAGCCATCCCCGGGGGAAATCCCCGGGACGCTTGCGTCGTGGCTTCCTGGCCAGCAGGCAGCTCAGGCGGAGGGGGAGGCACAGAAGCCAGCCTCACCTTCATCATTGACGGCGGCGGCTCAGCGATCACCACAGGACAAAAAGGTCACCTGGAGATACCCTTCGCCTGCACTATCCAACGAGTTACCATGCTTGCCGACCAGTCAGGTTCAATCGTCGTGGATATCTGGAAAGACACCTATGCCAATTTCCCGCCAACCGATGCTGATTCGATAACCGCCTCAGCTCCTCCGACGATATCCTCAGCACAGAAGTCTCAGGATTCCACCCTTACGGGTTGGACAAAGTCCATATCCTCGGGTGACATCCTGGCATTTAACGTCGATTCGTGTGCCACGATAACCCGGGTAACAATATCACTAAAGGTAGAAAAAACGTGACAGGAGGTTTACCAATGACAACCACAGCTTCAACGATTTGGCACATGTTCAACCCAAAGGAGACCACCCCGCCGACCAAAGACGAGCTTGCCCAAGCACAGCTATTTATTGACCAGGCAAACAAAACAATGACCCAGGCTAAGAAAGACATCGACAAACTAAGGAGGGCCAATGTCAGCAACCCTTGACGGTAACGTCGGTTTATGTGACCTGGGACGAGTCAATATAGTAGTCCGTTTCTTCACTCCAAACACTCAAACCGAGGTAATGAAAGCCTGTGCACCTACCGACGCCGACGGAGACTTCACAATCTACGGCATAACACCTGGAATATACGACGTAGGAGTTAAAACAGACAACAGCCTCAGCATCTTGAAACAGGATGAGGAGTTTACCGACGAGGAGACCACCGAAATCAACTTCGGCGACCTTAAACGCGGCGACCTTAACCACCCGTGTCATTGCGAGGAGCGCAACGACGAAGCAATCTCCGCCCCCTGTCATTGCGAGTGAAACGAAGCAATCTCAAAAGGAGGAATCAATGAGCAAACCCAAAGAACATAGAACTTCGAACCCGGAACATACCAAAGAAGGACTTCCCAAAGAGGCCTTCGCCATCGTCGGTGACCCGGAGGATCCCGAGACCTGGAAGCTTCCCCATCATACCAAGGCCATCTTCCGGGCCCTGAAAGGCAGAATCAACATCGAGAAGACCGTGGACTGGGACCGCATGCCGGCAGCGGTGGCAGCCCTGTCAAGAGGCGGGTACAGGGGGGAGAGGGTCCAGGCCGACCCCGAGGATATCATAAAGACAGCCCGTCATTTAGCCCGACATTATGAAAAGGCCGATAAGCCCGTCCCCGATTCCCTGGGAGTCCTGATATAAACGACATCGAAGGGGGGTGACATGGCAAATAACAGGCAAGACGAGGCAAAGCCCCCGTCAGCGTCGAATTCTAAGGGCAACTTTAGCTCAGAGTTAGGGGATGCCTTCAGGAAGGCCACACGCCCCATTGTCACCGTTATCTTCGCTGCCGTAATCGCCCAGGTCGTCGTTGAGAGGATCAATGCTCCGGACTGGTTCTTAGCCCTGGCGGGAACGGTCATCCTGTGGTGGTTCGGCGAAAGGACGGTAAGGCACATAGCAAAGAAGGGAGAGGAATAACCATGACAATAGATGAAGCCATTAAAGTGCTGGAGGGCTTCTTTGTTAAGAACCAAGCTCAGCCAGGTAAGGATATTTGGGAGGCAAGTAAGCTAGGCATTAAAGGCCTGGAACAGGTAAAGAAGTATAGAGAACTAAAAGTAGGTTATTATGCCGATTTACTACCAGGCGAGACAAAAGACTAACGAAGGAAGGTAAGAAGGGAGACGCTGAAGACTAAAGATGATGAATACTACGGAAGAGAACCCGAAGGCCCGTTCCCGCACGTTTTTCACGGGGATTAGCCTTAAAGAGCTATTCAGCACCAGCGAGGAGTGGCATGCTTTCCTCATCGGATTCTTCGAGGTCCTGTGTCCCTGGCCTCCCTATTGTCATTGCGAGCGAAGCGAAGCAATCTCCAACGAACATCATTACTACCTGGGAGGCAGAGCCTCCGGAGTCATTGCCTGGATCGCCTTCGCCAAACTAATCGAGGTGGTGTTCTTCTAATGTCATTGCGAGCGAAGCGAAGCAATCTCCGGCCCTTCAAGTAATAATTTTGCAGCGATATGCCAAAGTGATTTACAAAAAAGTGACGAGGCGCTTTTGGTAATTTTATTACCACCATTCCGCCACTCCATCATCCTGAGGATGTAGAATGAAGGATTTATCGGCAACCCTCTTAGCAGCTCAGAAGAAACCCGACCGCCTTCCCTACGTGGAGGCGAAGGTCTACGACTTCGACCAGGGCATCAAGAGGTTGTCCTGGGAAAGACTCTATGACGGCTCGGAGCCCGACAACCACCATGGCATCGCCTTCGACGGCCAGGGCAGCATGCACCGCATCCGGGCGGCTGCCGACAATAAGCTGTACCGCCAGAAGATAACCAGCCCCGATGATCAGTCCGACTATTCCCAATGGACGCAGCTCGCAGCGGACTGTCAGGGACCGTGCTCCATCGCCGCTTATGGCGCCAAGATTTATATTTTCTACAGGACCACCGGAAACGTTCTGTGGAAGTATTATTCCCACAACTATGGCGACACCTGGTCAAATGCTCAGCTCGTAAGCTACGCCGATGTTCTTTCTATGGCCGCTACGTGGTGGTCAACGGGAAACATCGTCGTTTGCTTTGCTGCCAAGGCAGCCGAGCTCAATGCTATCGTCCTGGATAGTTCAGATCAGGAAACCAGCCAGCACACCCACAGCGAGCCGATAACCCACCCTCTCACTACCACCTACGGCATCGGAGCTTCCTTCACCCCCAACCACATCGATATCGTCTTCGCCGCTAAGGAGACGGCGGAGCCGTACAGCTTCATTGCCCTGTATCGCACCCAGCTCGACAGCAGCTACGACTGGCTGGCCTTCCAGTATTTCATTACCGCCCCCGACGGTGAGGACATCACCTATGAGTACCCCGATTGTCACAACCCGGCATCGGCAGCGGATTACGAGAACACCCAGCTCACCGCGGTGGAAAAGTATTCCGGAACAACCGCTTATACCATGCCGTTAATCTGTCACGCCGTCAAAGGCTCAGCCTTCAGCTCAATGGCCTTCACCGAGCCCAGGCCCTTCTTGAACATAACCTCGAACTTTGGACTTAGAACATCCTCAACATCTGCTTATTGGTGGCTGGAAAGGCCCGACGGAGTATGGAGAGCCCCCAGGCCAGCGGGAACCCCGTTAGATCTAACCTCAAATATCTTGTCATTGCGAGCGGAGCGGGACGAGCTCATCATCGAGCTCGACAACTCCAAAGCCCAATACGCAACCCCGCCCGCAAAGCGAAGCGAAGTGGTCCTGAAGTTAGGCTATAAGACTTCTGAAGGAAGCGAAGCGGTAGAGGTGGGGAGGTATTGGATCGATTCCTGGGAGTACCGGTCCGCATATCCCAACACGTCAACCCTCACCCTGGTCTGTCTGGATGGCCAGGGATTAGCCGATAAGTGGTCCGCCCGTTTTCAAATGCGGTGGCCCGCTGATAAGAGAGTGTGGGAGATTATCCAGGAAATCATCTGCAGGTGGGGCATCAACCTTACCAGCCCTGGGGGAGTCCCCAAGAGCTCAGCGGTTGATAACCTGTATCCCGACTTCACTCTGCAGCCAGGCACCAGGGGAGACGCAGCGCTGAGACGTATCCTTTCGTTTATCCCCGACGCCCTCATCTTCGACGGCAGCGAGGCCTACGTTAAAGACCTCCAGGACGATGAAGCGAGCTCGTACTCCTATGGAGCAGCCCACGTCATTCTGAGCGGTGAGTACAGCCAGGCCGTCTCATTA